CCGTCCAGGCGAGGCTGGGCGCGCGACCGGTGAGGGTCAGCGTCCCGGCGGGGGTGACGATCGTCACCATCCGGGCGAGGGTTGGCGACTGGCCCTGGAGGACGAGGGTGCCCGCGGGCACGGCGGTGAGGAGCGGCTGGCTGAGCGTCGGCGCGTAGCCGGTCAGGACGAGCGCGCCGCTGGGGGTGATCGCCCCAGCGGTGGCGGTGACGAGCGGCGCGAGGCCGGTGAGCGTGAGCGCGCCGGCGGGCACGAGCGGCGACACCGCCAGCCCGACGGTCGGGGCGAGGCCGGTGAGCTGGAGCGTGCCGGACGGGACGGCGACGAGGACCGGCGCGGAGAGCGTCGGGGCCAGCCCCTGCAGCAGGAGCGCGCCGGCGGGGACCGGGACGTTGACCAGGCCCGCCTGGCCGGGCGGCAGGCCCGCCAGGACGAGCGCGCCGGTCGGGACGGGGGTGAGGCGGCTGAGCGACGGCGCGAGGCCGCTGAGGGTCAGCAGGCCCGTCGGGACGGCCACCCGGGTGTCGAGCGCGAGCGACGGCGCGAGGCCGGTCAGGGTGAGCGCGCCGACCCCGGGCGTGACGGTGAACCGGAGCGCCTGCGCGACGGTCGGGACCGGGCCGGCGAGGACCAGCGCGCCGGCGGGGACGGCGAGGCGGGTGTCGAGGGCGAGGCTCGGCGCCAGCCCGCTGAGGACGAGCGTGCCGGTCGGGACGGCGAGCCGAGTGTCGAGGGCGGCGGTCGGCGGCTGGCCGGTGAGCGTGAGCGCCCCGGCCGGGATGACCAGGCCGCTGGTGATCGGGCGGCTGGGCGGCTGGCCGGTGAGGGTGAGCGCCCCCACGCCGGGTGTGCTGAGGAGCGGCGTCGGGACGGTGGGCGCGAGCCCGCTGAGCGTGAGCGCCCCGACCCCGGGGGTGACGGTGAACCCACCCGCGGCCGGACGCGCCGGGCCCTTGAAAACCAGCGACCCGGACGGGACGTCGATGCGCGGCCCCTGGATGATCGCGAGGGTCGGCGGGGGACCGCCGAGGCTGAGCGAGCCAGCGGGGATCGGCCCGAGCAGGATCAGCGCGGTGGCGATCGTGCCGACCAGGCCGAACGTGCCCGCGGGCGGCGCGATCAGGATCGAGTCGGGCCAGGTCAGGACGACGATGCCCTGCGCGCCCGCCGCCCCGAGCTTGTTCGCCCCCGAGTTCTTTTTCGCTCCCGACGCCGCGCCGCCGTAGGCCACCCCGGCGATGCCGTCAGTGGAGTTGCCGACCCCGGCGGACCCGGCTTTCTGGTAGGTCACGCCGTTGGCCCAGACGCCCGTGCCGACGATCCCGGCGACGTTGACGGAGGCATTGCCACCGTTGCCGGTCGGGCCCGCCGCGCCGCCGCCAGCCCCAGAACCGGCGACACCGGAGGTGAAGTTGCCGGTGCCGCCGTTGCCACCCGTGAACAGCGTCGTGCCGACGGGTGTCCCGTTCTGCGCGGTGGCCCCCGCCCCATTGCTACTCGCCGTCACGTTGGTGGACGAGTTGGTGCCCCCAACCCCGAGCGCGCGCATCGTCCCGCCCTGGGAGACGTAGGACGACGCCCCTTTATCCGCGACGACAATGTCCAGCGAGGCTTCCGCGCCTTTGGTGATGGTGGTTCTCGCGTACGAACCGCCCTTCCCCCCACCACTCGTACACGGGTTGCCGGTCGCGTCTCCGGAACTACCACCCCCGCCCAAGCACTCGGCCACCACACTGGTCACGCCCGCAGGCCAGGTCCAGGTCTGGGCGCCGAGGGTCGTGAAGACTTGGGAGGCCATGGGGGCCCGGGGCTAGGCCCCCGCGATCGTGCCGGTGGGCGCGCTGGCGACGACCGACGCCCGCTCGGTCACCGCCGGCAGCGGCACGCCGCGCATCCCGGACACCAGCCACACCGGCTCGATCCAGGTGAAGGCGAACACCTGCCCGGCGGCGACCCCGACCGCGTCGACCGCCGACTGGCGCGCGACATCGAGCGCGCACCAGTGCACGGTGATCGCGTCGGTGACGCCCTCGCGTTCGATCACGAGCGGCGTGGTGCGGCCGTCGACCGGCCAGAACGGACACGACGCGGCACGGTCCTGCGGCGACGGCTGGGCGTAGACCGTCGCCCAGGCGAGCAGGTCGCCGGCCGCGTCGACCAGCCGCAGCACGAACTTCTCCGGCGCCATCACTAGGTCAGCGTCAGCACACCCGCCGCGTTCATCTGGATGGTGAGGCGGTTGCCGGCCGAGAGCGAGAACTGCGAGGTCGAGAGCAGCGAGCGGCAGACCAGGTGCCGGCCGTTCGCCGAGGTGCCCGACAGCCACAGCACCGCGATCTTGATGTTCGCGATCGTGCCGGCGTTGGCCGACCAGAACACGTCATCCATGTCCCACTTGTACTGGCCGGCGGAGGCGCCGGTCGTCCAGACCTCGGAGGTCATCGCCTTGCCCGAGGACGAGTAGCCGAAGTTCTCGGTCACTTCGTTGGTCAGCGACACGTAGGTGCCGAGGGTCGCGGTGTTGGCGTTGGACGCGCTGGTGTGCAGCGTCATCCGGTAGACGGTGGCGGCGAGGTTGATCGAGCCGTTGCCGATCTTCTTCTTCGCCAGGTTGTAGACCGACCACGCACTAGCCATAAGTTATCGCTCCTTGATCATCGAGAAGTTGCACGTCAGCCGAACTGGTGAGCGCGTAGGCGAGCAGCCCGTCGCCGTGCACGGTGAGGACGAACGCGTCGCCGTGCAGGCGTACCAGCTGGAGGAAGTCCTGCAGCTGCTGCAGGTGCCACGGCGCGCACCAGAAGACGCGCGCGAGCTCGGGATGCCCGGCTGGCGCCGCCGTGATGCGCAGCCGCTGGTCGTGATCGTTCTCCGGCTGCGCGTAGGCGTGGTGCACGTCGTCCTGCCAGCACGAGTCCATGCCGAACAGATCGAAGCGCACGAAGCCGAGCGTGCGCAGGAGGACCAGCGCGCGGGTGCCGACGGTGGTGCCGCCGCCGACGTTGTGCCAGTGTCCGAGGTAGTAGCCGTCGAGCACCGCCTTGGTCGTCGGCGTGTCGTCGTTGATCCCGACGTGGTAGATCCAGACGTGCGGGCGGGTGGCGACCGCGTCGAAGAGGACCGGGTCACACTGCGAGGCGAGCAGGTAGTGACAGCGGGGGAGCGGCGGATCGAGGAAGCGGGCGTTGCCGGCGCGCGCGTCCATCACGATCTGCATCGACGGGATCAGGTGGTGCGCGATGCACCACTGGTAGGCGCCGTTGACGGTGACGATCTTGACGCCGTCGGCGGCGAGCGCGTACAGCTCGGGGAGCGTCGCCGCGAGCGACGGCCCGCCGCAGACGAGCGCGATCGCGTCGCGCTGCAGCCCGAGCTGCTCCTTGATCTGCGGGTGGCCGCGGCGGATGTTCGCGGTGATGTTGGCGAGCAGCACGTCGTCGGGCGTGTTGACCGCGCCGCCGACCAGTTCGATGCCGTCGAGGACTTGGAGCGCGGGATCGATCATCGGTCACTCCGCACGACATAGAGGCCGGTGTCGCCGAGGTCGCGGCACTCGACCACCTCGCCGATCTCCGCGAGCTGGTCGCGCCAGGCGGTGAAGCTCTGGATCGACTGGTGGAGCGGCGTGCCGACCAGCGCGCCGAAGGTGTCGGGGATCAGCGCGATCGAGAAGAAGGCGCCGAGGCCGCGCGCGATCAGCCGGCTGACCACCAGCATCGTGAACGGCAGCGGCAGGTGTTCGAGCACGTCGCAGCAGTAATACCAGTCGGCCCACGGGATCGGCCCGCGCCAGAGGACCGTCTCGGTGAACGGCAGCGCCCGCGCCGCGGGGACCAGGCCGGCGTGGGTGAGGTCACAGAGCTGGACGTCGAAGCCGCGCGCGGCGAGCGCCACACCGCCCTTGCCGCTGCCGCAGCCGACATCGGTGATGCGCTGCCCGGGCTCGGCGCCGCTCATCGCCAGGAAGACGTCGACGTAGTGCTCGCCGGGCGCGTGGGCGGCGTAGGCGTCGTGCTGCCAGATCGCGTCGTAGGTGCGCCGTTCCGCGTCGGTGATGGCGGTCATGGTTCGTCCGGCATGTTGATGCGGAAGCCGAGGGAGGCCGCGCCACCGGCGAAGAGGAGGTCGCCGGGGACGATCCCGCCGAGTGGCACTTCGTTCTCGGTCGCGCCCCACCAGGTCGCCTGGTCGCCCTGGCACACGTAGTCGGCGCCGACCTGGAAGCTGTCGGTGAAGAAGTCGTAGTAGCGCACCTCGTCGAGTACGCCGCTGAACCCGCAGGCGGGGGCCACCAGGCGTTCGCCCATGACGAACGGCTGGTTCACCACCGACGCCGTGCCGGAGCCCGAGTCCACCCGGGTCAGCGCCGTCCCGTCGAACCAGATCGACGGCGTGCCGGCGCCGGGGTGGGAGAGCACGATGTAGTGCCACGTATTGGCGGAGAAGGTGGGAAACAGCTGATGCGCCCGCGACGTCCCGCTGTTGACGATCTCGGTGTAGAGCCCGATGTCGTTGCGGTAGAGCATCTGCGCGCGCGGGTCGTTGGTGGAGAGGTTCCACGACCCGAAGATCGACCACAGGTTGGTGTCGGTCGAGGCGAAGGTCGGCTTGAACCAGCAGCTCATCCCCCAGTTCGCGTTGGTGCTGAAGTCACTCACCGTCGCCCCAGAGTAGATCTTGTCGCTGGCCGCATCGAACAGCGCGCCGCCGCCGCCGAACCGGCCCGCCGTGGCGGTCACGCCGCTGTTGGTGGCGTGATAGCCGTGCGCGGTGGAGTCGGTGGTGACGAGCGTGCCCCCGCTCGCGCCCAGGTGATACACCGCCAGGTGGTGATTGATCCACACGGCGGCGGGCGTGGTCCGGTCGGTGGTGATCGAGGGGTCGCCGTAGCCGTAGTAGATCGTGGTGCCGGTCAGCAGCTCCGGCACGCGCACCCAGTCGACCACCTGCCCGGTCGTCGGATCGTAGAACTCCCGCTCGTAGTCGAGCGGCTGGGTACAGCCCGCATCGGCGTAGGGGATCAGGTCGTAGCCCTGCGCGCTCGCGACGTGGCCGCTGTTGGCGACCGACTTGAAGCGCGGGAGCGTCCGATCGACCAGGGTCACGAAGTCGACGGACCCGAGCCCACTCGGACGGACGACGAACGGCGTCATGTAGCGCTGCGCGTTGAACGCGCTGCGGACGAGCGTCGTGACCTGGCCCGCGAACGTGATCGTCCCCGTACCCGGCGCGACGGTGCCGGCCGGCAGGGCGCCCTTGAAGGCGATCACCTGGCCGAGCGTCTGCCCGGCGCTCCCGGTGGTGCCGGTCTCGCGGTAGTTCCCCGCCGCCCCGGCGAGCTTGTACTGCGAGGCGACGTCGTCGACGTAGTCGCCGGTGCTGTTGACGGTCGCGGTGGTGAACCCGGTCGTGTCGTGGAAGCCGAGCAGCCCCGCCAGATGCCCGGCCAGACTGCCCACCAGGAGGGCGCCGGTCACGGAGGTCGCACAGTCGCCGAAGTCGTAGGTGGCGACGCCGCCGCCGTTGTACTGGAGGGTGCACCAGTTGTCGAGGACGACGTTGGCGTCGCCGACGAAGGCGAGGATGATCAGCGCCGCCGCCGAGGAGACCGAGTTGTTGTGGCTGACCGCGAAGCTGGCGCCGCCGGTGACGTTCACGGCGTAGTACCAGTCGCCCCAGAAGCTGTCGCCGTCGGCGACGCGGGTGTAGGTGTTGCCCTTGTTGTCGGTGATCGAGCGGCCGGCGTCGAGGTTGTTGTTGCGCGCCCAGGCCAGCACCAGGCTGCCGGTCGGGATCGTCGCCGTGAAGGTCAGCGTGTGCGGATTCGACCCACCCGTGCGCCCGTACTGCGCTTCGATGAGATCGAAGACCGCCACCGGGGCCCCTAGAACGGTACGCCCAGGATGGTCAGCGTCGCCCCGGCCCCGACGCCGTAGAGATCACTCAGCTTGACGGCGCCGGTGGGGAACGGCCCGAGTACCAGCTGGCCGGTGGTCGGGAGGACGTAGCCGGTCGTGGTCGTGACGCCGACCGTCGAGCCGATCGTCGCCGACGCGCCGACGCTGGTGATCACCAGCTGCCGGTACGGGATGTTCTTGGTCTCGTCGGGCACGCCGGCCGTCCCCCCGTAGACATCCGAGAGGCGCTTGACGGGCGAGGCCGCGAGCGCGAGCTGCAGGGTGACGACCATGTGCGCGACCTCCTACTGCTCGTCGATGGTGCCGGGCCGGCGATCCTGGAGGGTCGGCAGCGGCGGCGGGATCTCGGTCGGCTGGAAGCGCGACGGCTGCTGCGGCAGGCCGCTCACCGAGTTCGACGACTCCTCGCCGTCGGTCTTCGGCACCGGGTCGTTGGTCCAGATCGGCTGCAGCGCGTTCTCGCCCGAGAGCGAGACCTGCGGGTCGGTGCCGCTGCTGACGACGGCGTCGCCGCCGAGGTCGGTGCTCATCGGCATCCCCGGCTTGTCCCAGAAGGTTTTCAGATCAGACATAAGGCTCTCCTACTGACTAACAGGCACACGCGTCGGTGGCACGCGGGTCGGCGCCGACCGCCGTGTGACAGGTTTCCGGCCAGCTGTCCCACAGGTCGTCGGGGTACTGCTCGTCGTCGCGCAGCGACAGCATCTGCACGCCGTACTTGAACTCGGCGGTCTTGGTCTGGGCGAGCCCGGCGTTGAAGTAGGGGCTCGGCTTCTCGCCGGTGCCGGGCCAGAGCGCGGCCTGTGCGAGCGCACCCGCGACCAGGACCTCGGCGCCGTCGGCCAGCACACCCGCGAAGGCGTCGGCGTCGGTGAGGCGGCCGCCCTGGCGATGGTAGACCGCGGTCAGGGTGACCGGGGACGCCGGCGCGGGATAGAGCCGGTAGCGCGCCTGGCCGAGGGTGAGCGGGTCGGGCGACGGCGAGGTCGCGACGAGGGCGTTCGGCGCGCCGGTCGCGCTGAGCGCGGGGTCGGCGGTGAGGAGCTCCTCGATCGTGGTGGTGAACGGGAGGCGCACCTGGCGCACCTGGTCGACGACCACCTTGAAGCTGGCGAAGTCGGGCGGCAGGATGATCGCCGTGTCGCCGGCGAGGACCGGCAGCGCGATCTCGGCGCGCATGAAGCCCCAGCGGCGCGCCGCCAGGAGCTGCTTCCAGGCGGCCTGCACCCACTCGCGCGCCAGGAAGGTCGGCGCCGCCGGGCAGTAGAGCCGCACCGTGCGCCAGCAGTAGCCGAAGTCCTGGCTCATGCCCCACTCCCTGTGACGCCCAGCCCGCGCTCCAACGTGCCCACCCGTCGCTCCAGCGCCGCCAAGCGACGCGCCACGACCCACGCCGCGCCCGCACTCGTCAGGGCGGACCAGACCATCCAGAGGACGATCAGCCCGGTCATGGCTTGTGGGCCCTCGCCTTGGGCGTGGCGATCGGCCCGGACGGCTCGGGCGGCCCGGGCAGCGCGGTCGCGGTCGTCGGCGTGAGCGAGATCGCCGCGCCCGGACTGAAGACCGCCACCAGCATCGCCTGGTTCTGCGCCGCGGTCAGCGACCCGACGTGTTCCTGATAGCTGACCGGCACCTCGACGTAGGTACCCTTGTCGACCGACGCGCCGCGCAGCGTGAGCAGCAGCGCCGTGTAGTGGTCGTTCCGTTTCTGGACGAGGAGCGTGCCGCCCACCGGCAGCCGCAGCAGACTCTGATACTGGTCGCTGCCGCCATCGGACTGGTAGGCGATCCACACCTTGGTGACGGCCGCGGGCAGGTTGGTGTCGAAGCGCAGCTGCCCGTCGCTCGGGGGCTCGGCGCGCGTGCTGTTGTAGTTGTAGACCAGGTAGGAGCCGAAGAGCGCCGAAACGTTGGTGATCGGGGTCAGCCCGCCGTGCGCGAGCATCCCGGAGATGACGCCGCTGGTGTAGCCGAGGACGCGGATCGCCGCGGCGGCCGCCCCCTTGGTGCCGTAGCGCCACTGCCCGGGCATGGTCTGGACCGCGAGCCGGGTGAACTCCACGCCGTCGGCCGAGGCGAGGATCTCCACCGCCCAGACGCCGGTGCCCTGGAGCGCGACCGTGGCCTCGTTGCCCGGCGTCGAGAGGAGATAGGCGGTCCCCGTCGAGGTGACGTCCAGATCGAACGACATCCCGCTGGGGACCGCCTGGTAGGTCGTGAGCTGCATGGCGACGGTTACTTGCCGATCGCCTCGAAGCGCGCGGTGTAGGCCGAGAGGTTGACGCCCCCCGCGACCTCCACCCCGGTGGTGCCGACCAGCCACTTGACCGTGCCGCCGGTCGCCGTCGCCACCCACACCGGATAGGTGAAGAGGGTGCCGTTGGTCGCCGGCGTGAACAGCATCAGCTCGATCCGGCCCATCCCGAGGTCGCCCGGCCCGATCGGATCGCCGCCACTGACGTAGCTGGCGGGCCCGACGTAGCCGCCGATCTTGCGGATGCGCGCCGAGGAGCTGTCGTGGAACTGGAGGTTCGTCTTGTCGATCGTCCCCGTCACGACTACACCCCTTCCGGCAGGTCCAGGTCGATCACGACCCGCGCGTTGGGGACGTCCTTGACCAGCGGGAAGGCGACGCGCCCGAGCGGGATGTTGGTCAGCGCCGTCCCCGACGCGACCAGCAGGCCGAGGCCCGCGGCCCCGCCGATGATCATGTCGCCCGAGGCGGCAGCCGTGACGTTGGCGCCCGAGAGCGTCACCGGGCAGGGCCCGCCCACCTGGATGCAGGTGTAGTTCCCCTTGACCGTGACGTTGTTGAAGACGCCCGCGATCTGGTTCAGCGCCGCGGGGCTGGTGGTGACGATGTACTGGGACTTGTCGAGCCAGTACGCCGGCCCGCCGATGACGGTGGCGGCGGCCATCGCCGGATCGGTTTTCACCAGCTGGAAGCGCTTGGTGCGCGGCGGCACCGCCGGGGTGTTGCGTCCGGTCGGATGCTGCATCGTGAAGCGCGCCCCGAGGGTACCCGGCGCCACCAGCGTCGGGGTGTCTTCCTTGGTGGGGTCGCCGCTCTGGAGGTAGATCGCATTCTGTTCAAAGGTGCTGGGCATGAAGGTTCTCCTTAGCTGCCGATGCCTGAGATCACGCGCGACAGGCGCAGCGCCTTCACGGTGAGGTTGCCGGCGAACAGGATCTGCCCCGCGACCTGGTTGTCCTGGCGCGCGCCCTTGAAGCCGGTGAAGCCGAACGCGAACTTCCGCGACTGCGCGATGTAGAGGCGGATGTAGGCGTCGTCGCCCTGGGGCCCGAAGTTCAGCCACCAGAAGGTCTCGTTCGGGGCGTAGTAGCTGCCGAGGTCGGCGTCGTTGACGCCGTCGGCGCCGGGGCAGTACTGCGACATCGTGATCGTCGCCTTGTCGAACTTCATCCCCGGCCAGTTGATCTCCGGCTGGGTGGTGTCGATGATCTGATGCGGCAGGAAGTTCTCCGCGATGTAGCCCATGCAGCGGTTGGTGGTGATCCCGATCGTCGGCGCTTCGTTGCCGATGATGCAGGAGAAGTAGCTGTGGCGCAGCACGCGGTAGGAGATCGGCGCGCCGCCCAGGTCCTGCGCGATCAGCCCGGCGGGCGGGTCGAGCGCGGGGCTGACATCGGTGCGGGTCTGGCCGCCGTAGCTCGGGAAGATGTTGCCGGCCCACGACGCCGAGGTGCCGTTGTTGAACGCCTCTTCGAGGCCGTTGATCTCCATCGAGCGGTCGTCGCCGGCGAGCGCCTGGCCGTGGTGGAAGGCAGCGATCTCCAGGATCGCGGACATGGTGAGGGAGGCCTGCGCCATGTCGGTGCGGATGACCGAGAACGCGGCGCGCGGGCCGGCGAGCTCGACTTCCAGGTCTTCCAGGAACTCGGTGATGCCGACCTGGTAGTAGCGCGGCCCGAAGAGGAGGCCGGTGCGGGTCTGCCGCCGCGTGATGTCGAACGAGGTGCCCTTCCGGTAGGCCCCGCCCTTCATCGGCTTATACATGAAGTTTTCTTGGATCTGCGGCCCGATCCACTTCCGGTTGAACCGCGACTTCGCCATCGCGATGAAGGGGCCGGCTTTGAAGTAGCCGTCGACGACCCCCGGCTCGATCTCTTTGGTGACCGTTGTGTTGACTTCGTCCAGCTGAATTGCCACGGGAGCCTCCTAGTGCGGAGTCAGCGCGACGGCGATCGGGTCAGCGTCGGTGCCTCGGGTGCCTCAGCCCTGTTTGGCCGCGACCAGCCGTTCGTACTCGGCGACCGCCGAGTCGAGCGTGTGCTGGGCCGGGCCCTCTTTGGACTGGAGCACGTCGAGCGGGGAGGACTCCTGGCGCAGCGGGAACGGGTGGCCGCTGTTGCTCTGTTTGAGTTTCTCGCCGAGACGCTTGTCGACTTCGTCGTTGATCCGCTTGTCTTCTGCCTCTTGTTGTTTCTTTTGGATCCGCTCGCCGTAACGCTCCATGTAGGCGTCCTGCAGCGAGTAGACCCGCCCCGGTTGTCCGTAGATGGGTTTGCCGAGCTTCGGGTTCGCGACCAGCTCCGTCATGTCCAGCGGCTCGTTGAAGAGGTGCTGATGTCGCCCCCCTTGGGTGCCGAGGAACGCCGACACCGCGATGTAGTCGCGGCCCGCCGCGTTGACCGCGTCGTCCGCGATCCGGCGGATGTCGTCGGGCGTGAGCGCGAGGTTGCCCCCCGCCGCCGGTGCAGCGGGTTGACGCGGCTGCTCACGGGCCGGGTCGGTGCCCGTTTTCGCGGCGTCGAGCGTCGTCTTGTTCTCGTTGTACCAGCCGTCGAGGCGCACGTAGTACTCGTTGAGCGCCTGCTCTTTCTCACGGATCGAATCCATCGAGCGGCTGTAGTCACTGCGGGCGAGCGCGCCGTCGCCCAGCAGGGTGACGGCATCCTTGGCCTCCGCAGCCTCGAAGATCGCCCGCGCCTGTGCCTGCTGCTCCGGCGGGAGCTTGCTGAGCACGCCAGTGAGGAACGATTGACCCGACTCGAATGCACCCATCGGACTGTCTCCTTCCCGGGGTTGAGGCAAGAGCGGCGCGCGACCCTCCGCGGCTGCGGGCAAGGCCGGCGTGAGCTCCTCTCACCTGGGGCTACTGTGGTGGTTGGCGTCGTCGTCGGCGGGGTCGTCGTCGGCGGGAGTGCAGGCTAGATCAGGTCGACCGCGGGCGTCGGCTTCGACGCGCTCGCCGGGTCGACCGGCACCGCAGGTGCGGGTGTCAGGACGAACGGCACGGTGTTGCTCTCCTGACCATCGAGGTTCCGCACCTGCACCGAGAGCGAGTCCGGCCCGGTCCAGAGCGGCATATTCATCCCGGTGGTCAGCTCCGACTCGGAGAAGTAGGTGGTCGGCTCGTCGTTGCCGGCGAACACGATGACGGAGTTGAGGTCGAACCCGGAGCCGACCACCCGGAGCCCGAAGGACGGGTCGCCGACGGCCGCGGTCGGCGGCAGGAGCCCGGAGATCACGGGCGGGGGGATGACCTCGGGCTCGTCGACGAGCGCCTCGGCGTGCTCCCCCGTGCGCTCCCGCGGGGCGCTCGGTTTCAGTTTGGGGACAGGGATGGCCGGCTTCTCCGGCCGCTCCGGCTTGTCCGGCTTCTCTAGCTTCTCCGACCGGTCGTACTTCTCGTAGGTCATGGGGATCCTCCTAAACGGTGCCAGGGCCAGGAACGCCGCGGTCCATGCCGCCGCCGGGGAAGGCGGAGCCGGGGGCGGTCGGCGAGACCGGGCCGGCGCCTGCGCCCATCAGCGAGGCGAGGTACTGCTGCACCATGTCCTTGATCAGGGAAAGCTGCGGCCCCTGGTCGGGCGTGATCTGCGCCCAGCTGTCGAGCAGATCCGACATCGCCTGGGCCGACTGGGTGATCCCGGTCAGGACCTCGGGCGGCATCCCGCCGGTCGGGATCTGGCCGGCAGGGCCTGGGCCCGGGCCGGCGATGCCGCGCATCGAGAAGCCCGAGCCGGCGTCGCCCATCGGGGTCGGCGAGGGCGGCGGGGAGTCGAGCGCTGGGGCGCCGGGCGAGGGGCCGGTCGAGGGGAAGCCCGCGGGGGGATACATCAGCGTTTACCTCCGGTCAGCTTGCGTGAGGCCATCATCGACTTCTTCTTGCTGAGGCCGGCTTGCGCGCCGAGGCCGGGGTTGTTGGCGAGCATCTGGCCGATCCCGCCGGCGAGGCCGGGGTTCTGGCTGAGGGCCGCGAGGCCGGGGTTCTTCGCCATGCCGGCGTCGCCCCCGAGCTGCTTGCCGAGGCCAGCACCGGAGAAGCCGACGGTCTTGCCGAGGCCGCCCATCGCACCGGCGCCGGCGGCCATGCCTGGATCACCCGCGCCCGCGGCGAGACCTGGGCCCGCCGCCATGCCTGGGCCGGCGGCCATCTCGGTGTCCGGCGTAGCGAGTCCCGGTCCTGCACCCAGCGCGGCCGGTGGGGTGGCTGGCCCGGCGGGGGCCACTGAGCCCTGGGCGGTGCCCGCCATCGGCTTCACACCGCCGCCGGGGGCGTTGCCGCCCATCCCGCCCGCGACCTTGCCGACCAGCCCGGGGGCGCCGGCGAGCGCGTTGCCCGCGCCCTGCATGTTCTTGACGGGGTTCAGCCCGCCACCCAGCCCCGGGGTCAGCGCCTTGGCCGCTCCGCCGATCGCGCCGAGCCCGCCGGTGAGCGCATCCATGAAGCCCATCTCAGCGCCTGCCTTTCAGCGACCGACCGCCGCGGATCGGCTTGGTCGCGGTTGTTCGCTTGTTGAAGTCCTGCGCGGCCATCGAGCCCTTGAGGAGCGCGGGGTCGTGGTTCTTGCTCATCACGACGGCGTTGTCCGCGCTGGGCGCCTTGGTGACGGTGACGCGGGCCATCAGCGACCTCCCTTGCTCATCGAGCGTGGCTTGCTCGCCTGTCGCCGCGCCGCCTCTTTGTCCGCCACGGTGAACGCGCGGTACCGCTTGCTGAAGTCGGCGTCCGCCTCCCCCGCCCGCCGGGCCGGGATGACCGAGTCCCGGTAGTAGACGGTCTTGGTCGGCCGCTTGCTGTCGCCCGTGGAGACCTCGGTGTCCCGTCGGATGTCGGTCGTGCCGGACTCGTTCGGCAGCTCGATGTCGCGCGAGGCGCTCATCGACGACCCGAGGTGCCGGCCCACCTCCGCCCGATCGTCCGCCGTGAAGGCGTCCCGTTGCCGCCCGGTCGAGCGCTCGACGTGGCGGCGGATGGCGTCGAGCTCGTCGTCGGCCATCAGCGACCGCCTCCGCTCATCGCGCGGCCGCCGGGGTTCATCAGCGCCTTCTGTGCGGGGGCGGCCTTGCGCTGCTTCCGCTTGCCCGGCTTCTTGCTGAAGGCGGGCGCGGTCGGCGAGGCGGTGGCGTCGTCGCCCATCGCAGACTTCTTGGTGAAGGGCACGAACGGCATCAGATCCCTCCGAACTTCTTCGGCGCCGCGGGCTGCGGCACCTTCACCGGGGACGGCGAGAGCTTGGGCGGCGGCGGCGGGCCCCCGCTGGCGGCGGCGGGCGCGGACTTCTTCGCGGTCACCCGCGCGATCATCTGGTCGAAGGTTTCTTTCGCCATCGGCTTATCGCTTGGCTAGGCTCCGAGGGGCGGTCGGCGAGCCCGCCTTGCCATGCCACTTCTGGCCGAGCGCGGGCTTCTTGGTCGCCGTCGCGTAGAACACCCGCTCGCCCTTGTCGGCGCCGTACTGCGTCTGCATCGAGGCGAGGACGTTGCGGCCCGAGGGGGTGAGCGGCATGGCTGTCGGTTAGCGTCAGGGGAGAATGCGGAGCCGTCAAGATCCCCCTCCGGTCGGCGCGCGGACCTGCCGGCGCGTGGGGCGGCGTCGCTCCCGTCGACCATGGCAAGCCAACGGATCCCAGTGAGCGACGCCGCGCCCGCGCGACGGTCAGCGGTGGGCGGCCTTGCGACGGCTGGCCGGCGGCGGCGCCGCGAGGTTGCCCGGATACCAGAGCATCGGGTCGGCGGGGCCAGCGAAGTTGAAGGCGGGCGCGGCGCCCGGGACCTGGCTGTTGGTGATGATGTCCCAGATGCCGGTGTAGTCGCCCGCGAGCGCGTGGATCGCGTCGACGGCGTGGCCGTTCCACTGGACCTGGCCGGGGGTTTTGCGGACGTGGCCCCACGCCGGCGAGGTGTAGGTGAAGAGCGTCAGCGCGCACGCCTCGACGAACTCGCCGCAGCCGCGCGTCGTCGCCAGGTTGAAGCTGCCCTGGTTGTAGACCCAGAGGATGGTGTCGAACGGATCGTTCGGGTTCGGCGGCTCGGGGAGGCCCGGCGGGTCGGGCGGGGTGACCGGCACGGCCGGCAGCGCCACCAGGTGCACGTCGTCGAACTGGTAGGTCGCCTCGCCGGTCGTCGACGGCGTGAGCACGCCGCGCCCGTGGAACACCGGGTAGACGAGCGCCGGGTCGGGATGCACCGCGGTCACGTCGAGCGTCGCGCCCTGCTGGCCGGTCCCCGCGGGGAGCGCCACCCGCTGCGCGTCGGGGCGGCCGTGGGCGGTCATCGGCACGCCGGGCAGCACCGCGCCGCCCTGGTCGAGGGTGAGCGTCAGCGTCGCGCCGGTCGGCGTCGTGTAGAAGTAGACCTCCACCATCGGCGCGGTCGGGCCGTCGGTGGGGGTAGCGTCGATGGGGCGCGGGCGTGTCATGCGAACCTCCGGTTACTTTTTCGACTCAGTGATGGTTTGCCGCCCGCCGGGTTCATCACCCTTGGTCTCGGACTGGGGCGGGGCCTGGCCGGAGGCTTTCCGGCCGGCGGGGTTGACGGTCTGGCCGATGCCGAGCGAGGCCTGCGCCTGCAGCCGCTCGGTGACGGTGACCGGGACGCGGACTTCGAGGATCTGGCCTGAGGCCTGGTCGAGCGAGAAGGTGCGCTGGGTCGCCGGGTCGGTGTATTGCGGCAGCCCCATCGCCCCGGTCGCCATCACGCCGAGCGCGCCCTGGGTGTTCTGCACCTGGAGGAGGATCTGCTGGAGGACATCGGCGGGCGGCGGGGTGAGCGGCGGCAGCGGCAGGGCGGGTGGGGCGCCGACGTTCGGCGTTTCGAGCGTCTCGTGCAGCGACCAGAAGTCGTAGTAGCCCATGCGCGCGAGCTGCACCCGCATCATCTTCCGCTCGGTAGCGTCCATCGCCAGGACCGAGTTCGGCTGCACCACGAACACGAACTGCTTGTGGAAATACTGCGCGCGCTGGTCGCGGGTGGTGTTGTTGGCGTCGAGCTCCGGGGTGTAGCCCGGTTGGTGCGGGAGGAGCGCCGGGACGAACATCGCCGGATCGAAGTCGAACTCGTTGAGCATGTTCCCGCCCTGCCCGAGGATCTGCACGCGCTTCGATTGGCTGAGGAACTGGAAGTAGTTGATCTTGACCATCTCGCTGAAGTCGCGGAGGAACAGTTCGACCTGGCGCGCTTCAGAGCGGATCTCGGGCGTGAGCGCTTCGTAGTACTTCTGGATGGTGTCGGCCGAGGGCATCTGGCGCAGCTGCAGGAGCGCCTGCAGGTTGGCGGTGCCCGAGAGGTCGGCGAACTTCTGGGTGAGCTTCTCCCACATCTCGATCCCCATCTGGATGATGGCGGGGTTCGGCCCGTCTTCCTTCTTCCAGGGATCGCCGAAACCGGGCATCACCTTGACGCGCTTGCCGGGGCGCCGCGGGTCCATCAGCTTCATGGTCGCTTCGCTGACGGCGGTGCGGTTGTAGGTGATGTCGGGATTGGTCCACTGCCGCATCGCCAGGCGGACGTCCTGCATCGTGTCGTTGATCGCGTCCTGCAGCGGCAGGAGGTCGTTGAAGAGCGGCACGCCCAGGAACTGCCAGGGGACGCTCCAGAGTTTCAGCCGGCAGAACGGGAACATCCCGTGCCAGTAGGTGTTGGGGCCGTCGTAGATGATCGCGTCCTCGGTCGCGACGATCAGGCGCATCCGCGGGTAGAGCGGCTGCTGCGGCTGCACCACGTAGGCCCAGTTCGCGCCGGGGGTGCCCATCGGGATCGGCTTGCTGGTGAGGTTCCGGGTGCGGTCCTTGAAGTAGGCACGGTAGACGACGATCGCGCCGGCGCGGGCGCGGCGGGTGGTGGCGGCGCTGCCCGGCCAGGCGATCGAGTCGAGCGGGTCAGCGGGTGAGATCAGCCGCGACAGCCCGGTGCGGAAGCGGCCCATCACCTGCCCGAGGAGCGTGTCGGGTGAGGCCTTGAAGAGCGCCGCCTGCATCGGGTACATGCTCTTGAGGACGTTGACGGTGTGCTCCTCGCGGAAGCAGACGCCCTCCCACAGCTGGTTGCTTCTGCCGAACGAGGGGCGGAGCGGCAGCGTGTCGCGCGGGTCGCGCGCGGTCAGCTGGTGGGCGCCGCCGTGGGGCGCGTGCGGATCCCAGTCGATCACCAGGTCGCCGGTACCGCCGACCAGGGAGTACTTCACACAGTCCCCCAGGTCCAGATCCATCATGGTCGTCATCCACTCGGCCATGAGGTACTGGTTCAGCATGTTGGCCTGGACCTGGTACTCGGGATTGGTCTTCCAGCCGGCGACCGGCTTGAGGTCGGTGATCGCGGCGACGTGCGCCTGCATCGCCTTGCGGGTCTCGTTGATCACCACCTGCGGGAGGTACTTCAGCTTGCACTGGTCGGCCGAGAGCTGGTTGCCGACGATGTAGTCCTGGGCCTTGCCGATCAGGTCGTAGGAGGGATCCTGGCGGTTGATCATGTCGCCTTCCTGGATCCACTCGCGCAGCCAGCCGAGGACGCGCGGGTCGCCGTGCTGGAGCTGCTCGGCGCTGGTGCGGGGGAGGCCGAGGTCAGCGACGCCGGAGCGGGAGAAGTCAGCCATGCCTATGCATCCTTCGAGAGGTGGTCGAGCGCGGAGGGCGTGGCGTCACTGACGCCGGGCCCATACTCGGTGTCGGCGACCGCGGCGTCGCGGCGGATCCGGCTGCCGTGCTTCTTGACGAACGCCGGGTCGGGCTGCGCGCCGCCGGTCCAGCCGGGCGCGAGGCTGTGGCTGTGGAGGTTCGAGCGATCGTTGCTGTAGCGGCGCCAGTTGATCTGCTGCCCCTCGCCGTTGCGCGCATCGATCTCCGACTGGCGCTCGACGTCGCGCAGCTTCTTGAGCGAGTCGATCGTGACCTTGCGGTTCTGGCCGTCGTAGGTCTCGAACTCCTGCAGCGGCTCGTAGGCGTCCATCCGCCCGACCTGCGGGATCCAGGCGGCGGGGCGGTCGCAGTGCAGCGGCGCGCCCTTGGTCGCCCCGATCGCGATCGGGACGTTGATGTCGGTCAGGACCTGCCCGCAGACCTGACACCAGTAATCGTGCAAAGCCATCAGCGTCGTCTCCCTCTCCCGAACGGCCACGCGAGCAGGTAGCACAGCGCCACCAACGCACTCAGCACGGCCAGACTGCGCACCTAGCCGCCCTGGTAGAACAGCTCGTCCTCGATCCGCGCCACCACCGCCCGAATCTCGGCCTCGACCGTGCGCCCGCGCTTCGCCGCCCGGTGCTGGAGCTCGGCGAGCTGCCCGGGCGTGAACGGGATCCGGATGTCGCCGATCCGCACCGAGGCCAGCCGCTCGATCGCGGTGCGCAGCGAGCTCGGGGTCAGCGGCATCGAGACGCCGAGCAGCTCCTCCAGCGCGGCGACCTCGGTCGGCGCGAGGTGCAGACCCGCCGGCAACTTCAGCTCGCTGGCGTACTCGTGCAGCAGCTGGTGCATCGTCGCCACGCTCGCCTCTATCTCCTGCAGCACGACGTGCTGCGCCGCTCGGCCGCTCGGCTCAGGCGCGGGTGCGGTCGTCGAAGTAGATCCCCGCGGTCTCATCGCTGAGGGTGTAGTAGTCGTCGCTGCTGGCGCGTTCTTCATGGTCGGTCTCCAGGTCGTCGGCGTCCTCGGTGGTCGCCGGGGAGTTGCGGTAGTCGGGGCGTTCGATCTGGCGTTCTTTCGCCAGCGCGTTGAAGGCGGCGTGGCGGCGGCGCCGCTCGGCGACCGGTTCGACTTCGCCGCCGGCCATGCGCCAGGCGACGTAGTAGCCGATCGCCGCCGCCATCACGCAGTCGTCGTGCTGCCCGCGCGCCGCTTCGGCCTCGCCGATGGTGCTGGCGGTGATGAAGTGGCGGAGCTCGCCGCGGGTGATCGGGCTGTTCAGGATGTAATCGGGCTGATGGCTGATCGGGTCGACCGCGGTCACCGCGCCGTGGAAGCTGGCGAGGAGGAGCGGCCGGGTGCGCGGGGAGGTCAGCCACCCGATGCGTGTGCTGTAGCGCCGCTCGACGCTCGCCGCGTCGGCATACTCCCAGACGTAGAAGTGGCAGTACCCGAGGTGCAGCTGCAGCGTGTCCTGCGTCGCCAAGCCGTGGTTGTTGGTCTCGATCGCGGCGAGCGCCTCGATGCCGTCGCTGTCGCAGTAGTAGCGGCCGATCGCGTCGCAGATGAAGGCGAGCGCCTTGGGGTCGAGCACGTTGGTGACGTACTGCGCGACCTGCTCGGCAGGCTCTTCGATGGTCGGCTGGCGGATGACATCGACCACGCTGTAGTCCTGGCCGAGCCCATCGCTCACGTCCACCCCGAGGATGTAGCGGCGGTTGCCCCGGAGCCGCGGGTACTCCCAGATCGAGAACACCCCCTGGCGCAGGTTCGGCAGGCTGGCGAGCTGCGCCTTATCGAGCCGGCGGAAGCCATACCCCGGCGGCACCGGTTCGATCTCGTGACTCACCCGGGTCGAGAGCCGCGTGACGTGCGGCGCGAGCGGCGGCACGATCCGCTTGGCCTGGAGGTCGGCGCTCGCGGTGGTGGGGTCGCGCCGCAGCTGCGCGATCTCCAGCGCGGGCTCGACCGCCCAGACGTCCAAGAGCGGGCGGGAGCCGGCCTGGTCGATCTGTTCGAGCTGCTCCAGGGTGAACACCGAGCGGCCGGCATACTGGAAGCACTCCTGGTCGTCGGCGGGGTACTCCTTGAGGAACTTGTAGAGCTGGCCCTTCTTCTCGTAGAAGGCGCGGGTCCGCTCGTACCAGTACAGCTGGTCCCGGGTCAGGGTGACCGTCTTCCCGGCGAACCACTTCGGCGAGTCCCGCTCGCACTTGGTGGCGTGGGTGGTCGTCGAGGCGAGCGGCGTCCAGTCGACCGGCGCGGGCAGGGTGTACTTCTTCGGCTCGGCCGACCACGGGATGAAGATGTTCTTGAAGCGGCCTTCACCTTCTCCGCTCGCCAGCCAGTGCTTGTGCCACCAGTCGCCGGCGAACTCCGCGGTCGCCTCGTACAGCACCAGCGTGTCGGGCGCGTAGGGGATCGCCGGGAGGAGCGCGGTGTCGAGCTGCTCCGGGTTCTCCCAGGTCGGGAGCTCGCTGATGTGCACCACCGAGTAGGTCTGGCCGCGGCCGATCGAGCCCTTGCTGCCTTCAGCGCCGCTCACGCTCTGGAGCGCGCCGCGGGTCGACTTGCCCCAGGCGGTCTTCAGGAACGACGAGTTCGCCAGACTGAGCTCGCGGTTCTTGTTGAAGTAGACCTTGCGCGGCCGCAGGAACCAGGGCAGCTGGTCGTAGATCCGCACCACCATCCGGAACAGATACCCGGCCTGTTCCTCGACGTCGGCCGCGGCCAGGGCCCGGATGTGGGCGCGGGTGATGATGCGGTGCGCGACCAGCGCCTCGGAGAGGGTGGACACGCCGAGCTGCCGCGCCTTGAGGATGTTCAGCAGCAGGCCGTCGGGGGAGCCGTTGTCCCGGTTCGCTTTCTCGATCCGTCCGAGCTGATCGAGCACGAGGCGCTGCGACTCCCAGAACGGCGTCAGCCGGCGCAGGCCGTGGCCTTCCATGTCGATCCAGCAGAAGCGCTCGGCGAAGTAGGGGAAGTCGTAGATGTAGCGCAGCCGCGCCGACGACACGAACAGCCCTTCGTCCTCCGTGAGCGCCCGGGTCGGCGCGCCCTCGTCGTCGACCGCCTGCATCGCGCTGGCGGTCAGCGCGGCGCTGTCAGGGACCGAGTACCACGGGATGACGCCGTTCGGGAAGGCGCTCCCGAACTGGCGCGTCGCCTGGGCCTCGCGCTCGGCGATCACATCCGGGTGATACATATGCGTCTACGCTGGCTCCGCGGGGGGCGCGAGTACCGACTCGGCCTCGATGACCTCGGCGGCCGCCGTCCCCGGGCGCTCGCCGAACAGCAGGTCGCCGACCGCCTGCTGCAGCTGTTCGAGCGCGCCGGGCGCGGTGCCGCCCAGGTTCGCCGCGAGGTTGTTCTGCTGCACCACCAGGCCGCCCTTCTTTTCGAGCAGCTGGCCGAGTTCGAGCGCGAGCTTGTGGCGCTCCACCGTCGGGTCACTGAGCGCCTTGTCCATCACGTCGGTGACGATCGGCGGCAGCTTCCGGGCGATGATGTGGCTCGCTTCGATGCCGGCGCGCAGGATCATCGCCTTGCGGTAGCTGGCGAAGAGGTCCGCGACCGTGAGGCCGACCAGGGTGCAGAGCCGTCCCAGGCTCCAGGCCGCATACCGCGGGTCGAGCAGCAGCGTCGTGATGCGCTCGATCTCGCTGCCGCGGCCCGCGACCGCCAGCGTGTCGGCGAGCTCGGCGCGGCCGCCGACCGCCTTGGCGAACGCTTCGATCGCATCCGCGTTCAGGACCGCTTCGAGGTCATCGAGCGGCCGGTCGACCCGTGCCGCCGCGGGCACCAGGGCCGAGGTCGGGGTCGAGGGGCGCCCGCGGGGGCGGCGACCCGCGCTGGGCCGGCTCACTTGCACACCCGGTAGCCGAGGACCGCCGAGGCGACCAGCCCGGGCGCCCGCGGGGGCTGGACCCGCGCCGGGATCGGCACCGGGGGCTGGGGGCGCAGGAAGCGGTCACTCTCCTTGGCGGGCTCAGGCGGCGGGTCCACAGGGTCCGGCTTCACCACTCGCGCGCCGCCCGCAGGCGCTCCAGGTCCGCATCGCGCGCCACCAGCCGCTGGTGCAGGTCGTGGGTCTTCTCATCGGCCAGATAGATCAGCACCTCTTCGTCGTCGGGGATGTGCCCGGTGTCGCGCTGGGTCCGCGCCACATACTCCTGGGCGAGCTGCGCCTCGGTGGCGTCGAGGTGGCTCACGCCGGTGTCCATCCGGACCTCCACCCGCTCGGTCGGCGGGTCGGCCGGGGCGTAGCGGTCGGCCAGGCGCAGCAGCAGCGCGTTCTGCTGGCGGAGCGCGGCCGCGACCTCGCCGAGGTCACGCGCCAGGCGGCGGAAGAGGAGCGCGGTCGCGAGTCGCTGGAACATGCGGGGGTCCTGGGGGAGGATGGGACCAGATCCGCGGGCTTGTCTAGATCCCCCTCCCGCCGCGGGCCGCGGGCACCCCCCGGCCCGAGGGGGATGGCCGCCGCACGATTTTCAAAAAATTGATCTGAAGTCGGGCGCGTGCCCTCGCGCGCCCCCCGCCCCCCAGCCCCCGGACAATGCAGGGGGCCTGCGCGCTGGCGCGCTGCTCCCTGCCCGCACCGAGGCTGCGCGCTGGCGCGCTGCTCCCCTGCGCCCTGGTGGCGCGGCCGGCGGCGCGGCTCGGCGCGCCAGTTGGGACCGCGGCCGGCAGGCCGGCGACCGCGGCGCGGTAACCTGGCGCGCTGCCGGCGCTTGCCGGATCAGACCCTACGATCCCGGATCGTAGGGTCCTCCCAACCGCGGCCGGCGGCCGGCTCAGTACGGCCAGCCGGCGCCGGCTGCCGCAGAAAGTCAACCTCCCAGGCCAGAAGTCAACCCGCGCTCCGGCCGTTTGCCTAAGTTAGCCCGGTTTTCCACAGCTTTTTCAACAGGCCGTAGAACGCGCCAGGATGCCCCAGGTTCAACGCGGGCGAAAACGCGCACCCTTGCCCCTGCCACCCTGTGGAAAACGCTACCAGGGGAGTTTAGGTTATGCGACCTAACAGCCTTTGCCGGCAGTGGCTGTAGTTAGCTATTGACAGCTTCCAGCCCCTTGACCGAGAATCGACGTGCCCGCAAGGACCGCGGGTGCCGGCTGATTCTCAAACGCAAGGGGCGAGCACCCCGAGCACCCAGCCGGCAGCCATAACCCGCGGCGCCCACAGCGGATCTCCGCTGGCGCCGCAAGCAGAACAGGACACGCCATGAACACGATCAACGTTGCCGCCCGCGAGTACTACAGCCGTCCCGCTGACCAGCGGATGGACAGCCCCCAGGCCCTGGTGGACGCCGTCACGGCGCGCAAGCAGGCCAGCCGGGAAGTAACCTGGAATGCCAAGGACCTGCAGGTGATGCCGGTCGAGGCCGGCGACGGCAGCCACGGCCGGATCGCCCTGGCCTCTCCCAGGGGACAGGCCGAGCTCACGCCCTGGTCCCACGGGCAGCTGTGCCGGCTGGTCGGGGCACCCGCGGCCTACGTGCGCACCCTGCCGAGCGACGTCGCGGCCGCGGCGCTGAACCACGGGCTGCAGGCCTCGCAGGTCGGAACCAAGGCCGTAGTGCTGGCCCAGCGCGCCCCCGACACGGGCACCGTCACGGCGCGGGCCATCACGACCGAGACGTACGGCCGGCTGTGGGATGCCGACTACTACGCGCCCGTGGTCAACACCCTGAGCGCGCAGGGCTGGGACACGCCGCCGACCTGGGACGGCAAGCCGGCCGGCGCCTACCTCAGTGACCGGGATAGCTTCCTGATCATGGTCAACGGCGGCAGCATCGTCAGCGACCCCAGCGCGCGCCAGGGCGACGGCCAGCAGCTGTACCGCGGCGTGATGCTGCGCAACAGCGAGGTTGGGTTGACGTCGGTGTGGTGCGATGAGGTGCTGTTCCGGTTCGTGTGCGGGAACCACATGCTCTGGGGCGCGGTCTACGGCGCGCAGTTCAAGCGCCGGCACGTCGGCACGGCCGTCCTCCGCGACACCCTGCGTGAGATCGGCGCCCTGGTCCGCCGCGTGTCCACCCGTCCCGCCAGCGCCGACGAGCAGCTAATCAAGGCCCTGATCAGCACCGAGCTTGCCGCGACCAAGGAGGGGATTGTTGATGAACTGCGGAAGATGGGCGCCACCCAGGCCGACGCCGAGGCGGCCTACGTCGCGACCGTGCAGACCGAGAACGTTAGCCCGCGCTCGTTCTGGGGCATTGCCCAGGGGCTGACCCGCGTCTCGCAGGAGAGCGGGCACCAGGATGACCGGCTCGCCCTGGATCAGCTGGCGGCGAAGGTGCTCAGCCGCGGCCGGCAGCTGGTCGCGGCCTAGGCAGGGCCTGGAGCGCGTCAGGCTGACCCCTGGCGCGCTCCGGCGCTGCGGCCTGCCCCCTGACCCCTGCCGGACCCCGGCGGGCCACCAGGGGGCAGCCTGGAGCGCCTACGCTCCCAACCACGACCGACTGAGGCACCGATGATGACGACTACGAGCCCGTTTCCGACCCTCGACCCCCGCGCCCCTGGCGAGGACCTGCACGCGTATGGCTGGCGCGCGCTGCTGTTCTGCCTGGCGACCGGCAATACCGGCGGCTGCGATGATGACGCGCTGCAGCTGGCGCACTACGTGTTCCCGGTGGCCGTGGCCGGCGGCCGACAGGTGGCGGAGCGCTCCGCGGAGCAGCTGGCCGACTGCCAGCGCCGGATCAGCGCGGCGCTCCGCGGCCGGCTGGCGGACCAGGCGGAGCGCCTGGCGGCCCTGGCGGAGCAGGCAGCGCCGGCCGGCGTTGACCGGCCCAACCTCGGACCCGGCGCGCCCCTGGCGCCGGCGCCGATTGTCCCGACCGCGCCGGCGGCAGCGCTGCCCGTGCCGACGCTGCGCCAGCCGGCCGGCATTGCTGCGGCGCTGACCCCGGCACCCAGGCCGGCGGCGCCGGCACCCCAGGCACCCCAGGCGGCCCCGCGGCCGGCGTTCCAGCCGGTGGCGCGCCCCGTGGCACGGCCGGCGGCGCCTCAGGTGTCTGCAGCGGAGTGGGGATTCTGACCATGGCCCCCCACCCCCACGCGGTTCTGCTCGACGCCGCAGCGCAGCTGCGGGCGGCGTCCCGGCTGATCACCCAGGCGGCTGACGACCTGCTGCCGCCCGTGCTGCAGGCTGACGCGGCGCGGCGTCTGGTCGCGGCCCGCGCCAACATCACAGCCGCCCTGGCGCGGCTGGACAGCTACGACGGCCCCCAGGCGGCAGGGGGTGCCCAGTGAGCACCCCGGCCACCGTTTACCGCTGCCGCTGCCACGACCAGCCCTACACCGTCTGCCCCGCGTGCGGCTGCCAGTACTGCCCCCAGTACTGGCGGCAGGGCTGCCCGCGGGACAGCTGGCACCCGGCCCACGGCACCACGGCCCAGGACGTCGGCGAACGCTACCAGGTGCTGCAGGCGGCGCGCCAGCGCGCCGGGGGCGACCAGTGAGCGCCCCCGTGCTACGCCACGCCACGACCGGCCGGCTACATGCCCAGGCCCAGCGCCGGCCGGCCGGCCGCGGGTACGCCGCGCTGGAGACGCGCTGCGGCCTGGCGACCAGCCACGGATCGATCCTGTACGACGCGCCACCCGAGCGCGGCGCCGGCTGCGCGCTGCTCTGCGAGCGCTGCTACCCGCTCGGCAGCGCTGAGCGCTGCCAGACGCTGGCGACCCACTGGCCCCAGGCGGCGCCCGAGCAGGCGCCGACCGCGGCGCCCGACCCGACCCCGATCAACCCGACACCCGGAGGATCCGACCATGAGTGACGACACGACGACCACGACGCCGACCGACCGACCCCAGCCCTTCCTGCTGTCCGCGGAGGACTGCGCCGCTATCCGCGGCGCCACCAGCTACGTGGTCTGGCTGCAGGGCGAGACGGTGCAGCTGACGCTGACCCGCAAGGAGCGCACCCCGGCCCGGAAGGACGGGTACGAGCGTACGGACCTGGAGCGGTCCCGTACGATCGTCGGCGCCGCCGGCACGCTGACCCGGGCCACCTTCGTGCAGCTGTACGCACAGGGCGCCTGGCAGGCGCTGGCGCGGATCGTCCGGGCCGGCGATGTGCTGCGGTTCTACGCCGCAGAGGACAACTCGAACGGCTACCTGCGCGCCGCCAGCATCCCGGCCGGCGCGATGCACGAAGACGGCGGGCACCACGCGTACGGGTATGACCGGCTGTACGTCGATGAGTGCTGCGTGGACGTCGTCCGCCAGGGCCGGCGCGTGGTCGAGCGGCTGGTGCTGTGCTACTCGATCTGCCCGCAGAACTCCGCACGGGCGGTCGAGCCGTCGGCCAGGGGCAAGCACTGGGCGGCCTGAGCGCCGCGCGGAGGGGACGAGCGCGGGCGTAGGCACCTGCGTTCGTCTCACTCGCGGAGCGCTCATGCTTCACACCCCGAGGAGAGCACCCGATGCCTGAGATCGATCTGGAGTCAAACGTCGGCCGGCAGCTAGAGCAGCTGGTGGACAGTAACGGCCTGCGCGCCGTCGTCGAAGCGCTATCGATGATTGCCTACGCCAAGGCGCAGCACATCGACGAGGCCTGGCAGGATCCAGGCCTGGCGCGCCTGTGGAAGACGGCGGCGCGCCGGCTGTGGAGCGCAGCGGAGAGCCCAGCGCTGGCGCAGCTGTGGAAGGAGGACTACTGCAAGGCGATGGGCCGCCGGCCCGAGCCGGAGCAGGCAGACACGACCTGCCCGGACTGCGGGCACGGGCTGCACCAGCACCAGCGGCAGCCGGCCGGCCACTGGCTGACCAGCCCCTACCGCTGCCAGGTGGCGGGCTGCCCCTGCGAGCGGGTCAGCGGAGCGCCCGAGCCGCCCGCGCCGCGCTGCGGTGATGCCCTGGAACCCGGCATCGTGTGCGCGGCGGAGCAGGGCCACGACGGCGCGCACCGCGACCGCGGCGGCCGGCGCCGCTGGAACTGACCATGGCCCCCTGGCGCTACCCCCGCGCCGCGGCGCACACCCTGGGCGCGCTGGCCCAGGCGCCGCGGCGCCACCCGGCCCCCTCCCAGACCGGCGCCGCCAACCGGGCGCGCAGCGCGGCGCTCCGCCAGGGCTGGGCGGCCGCCGGCCGCTGTCACGGCTGCGGCGCGGCGCGGCCCGACCCCCGCTATGCCTGCTGTGCGCTGTGCCGGCTGGGCCTGGTCATCCGGCAGCAGCGCTGGCGGTACCGTCACCAGCAGCGGTAACATGATGCATATGCAAGTCTCACCAGCGACGACGACGACGAGGAGCGGACCCCATGATGATGAGTGCCTACGAACGATTGAACCAGCTGGCGAGCGAACTCGTCGGCGACGGCAAGTCGCCCAACCTGTACTTCGTGACCGAGGCGGGCCGGGTGCTGACCGTCACGACTGACGGGCGTACCGCGTACCTGCAATGGCGCGCCCTGGCGAACCGCCGGATCGAGTGCGGCCTGGAGGACCGCGAGCACGGCGTGGTGTGCAGCGTCGAACCGGGCGAGACGGGCCGGCTGCAGCGCCACGACGACTACCGCCGGCTGACCGGCGACGACGGGCTGGGCTACACTGCCGCCGACGCGAGGAGGGACGCATGACGCGCGCCGACATCGAGACCATGTTGCACGAACTGGCCGCCACCACCCGCTACCTGCAGGACAACGGCCGGCTGATGCGCGAGACGGCGGAGCACCTGGGCGAGGCGGCTGACCGGATCGTCACGGTGAACGAGCGGCTGCAGGCGATGGGCGCCCGCGTCGAGGCGGCGATCACGGCGGGGCTGACGCACCTGCACGGCGACGAGGAGTCCTAGATGCCGGACACGCTGACCCCGACCGACTACTGCCA